CAGAGATTTCATAAGATCAAAGTATTCTTGGGCAACTTTGCTGTTACGAATAACAACATCGTCACCTAAGATACAATAATCTTTGAAATTCGGCATTCCTACTCTTAGAGCTGATACTTTCACTATCACATGGTGTGTTAATGCGAGCATAGCCCAAGAAGAATAGGCACCCATCGGTTGTCCAACAGCATATTTCACAAACTTATTCCCTTTTCAGAATCACTCGAAATCTAATAAATTAGATCAGAGTTTTCCTAAATTAGGATTAAGCAAGTTTAATATGTCTGCTTGAACATCTAAAGGTAAACGATCTGTTGCGGCACTTAAATCGAAAGAATAGAACATCTCTGAACTACCGTTACCAATTAATTTATTAAAAGGTTTCAGTTGATCATGAGTTCCATCCTCCTCGATTCGTCTTAATATACTAAATAGGGCATTATGTAATGGTTTTAGAGCAACTTGGATCCACCAGTTAGTTATTGCAACTACTCTGGCTTTTCCAGCTTGATCATAAACCACACTTAATTTACCCATATTTAGCTTATTTAATCACCCTCCCGTTTTAAGTACGATAACAATCGGACTAGAAACTAAAATTATGAAAAGTACCCATACTATAGGTCAATAACTTTTAAGATTAACCAAGAATTTTATATAATTATATAAAACTTTTGGATGATCTATAAAGGCTATTGCGTCTATAGATGCTCCTCATGCTGATTTCTTAGCATTTGGACCGGCACTTTCTAATTTTAATAAAGTTGGTGATCTAAGATGTAGTGACCCAGGAGTTAACTCAACAAGAGCACGTTTGATTAAAGAACTATTTATAGTTCTTGTAATTCCATTAAAAGGTTCTATTATAGTTCCTAATGATGGGCGTACTTTTGTAGGGAAAACTCTAAACACAGATAAAATACTAAGGATACAAACAACAACTCTTTGATTATTACTGAAGTCTAACAAGGCTTTTCGTAATGATAAAGGAATTATTGTAGGTAAACCGTTGTGGTCTCTCTTCACCATTACTCCTTTTAGGAATAATGGTTCAGGGTTACCAGCTAATGAACGAATTACGAGTCTCATTGCTTCCTTTAAATAAAAGAAAGTAAACTGAAACCCGGAACGCTTTATCAGCGTTGTTATTCTATTCGTTAGCACTCTCATAGCATCCGTATGATCAGATGAACGAGTAATTCAGATGACTTTCGAGGAATATTTAGGTAACTCTTTTAGAGTTATCCAAACTTTCTTAGAAAGCTTAGGTAAGCGGATTTTATTAAATAAGAAAGTATTTATTATTTTCATATTTGATTAAAATTTGTTTACCTCTCATTAAGAGAGATGAGGCACCAATCTTCA